AACAGTGTACGGGCGGAGGTCGCGTTTGTCGTGTTTGAGACAAGAACATTATCGTCTGCTCCCGCCGTTATCGCACCGGAGGAGAGAGTGCCGGGGCCAAGATCAAGGTTTACATTCCAAACAGGAATTGTCCCATTAGACTGAAGAACGGTTTGGTTTGCTCCTACGGTGAGTCCTGTAATGGTATTTGCCGTTCCCGCGTACAAAAGACCACCCTGAGTGTACGTGTCGGCAAACGTTGAGGTTGTCCATGCCGGGGCAGTCCCAGAAGAACGCAGAATTTTGCCCGCCGTACCGATTGTGAGTTTTGATAAAACCGTTCCGGAGGCGTAGTAGGGTAAGTCCCCCGCAGCCCACGAGGAGAGTCCTGTGCCGCCGTAAGCGGTTGTCAGAGGATTGGTAAGGGTAAGGGTTGCGAAAGAACCAATCCCACCAACAAGTAACCCGCCGGTGAAATGTCCTCCCCCCGTGACGGTGAAGGTGGAATCAAGCGTTGACCCCACTTGGAGAGAAGAATCGGCTCGAATAGTCTTGTAGCGAATTTGCCCAAAGGAAAGGCTCGCGCAGAATAGGAGAAATATGACACTCAGTGTTTTCATTGTGGTTGTATAAACCCTCTCATTCGTGCCCTCTGTTCTTGATTCATTCTCCGTAAGGCCTCTATTTGTTCCTTGCGCTTCATGGAGCGAAAACGCGATTCACTCATTTCCACACCCTGAGAAAGAACTGCTTTGAACGCCTGCCTCGTTTCGGGCTCCCTTTTCCCTTTCAAGGCATCGGAGGCAATCATTTTGATAAGCCTCTGAAGTTCCTGTCCCTTTTCCGTTATTCCCCCATACTCTGATAAGTCCCTCAAGAGGAAAAGCGACTTCATGGCTTTGGCTGCATCTTCAAGGGTGTCCCGATATTTCTTATCGGCGCTGTTCTCCACCTTCAGTCCTGAACGGGATTCCCTCTTTGCGCGCTGAAGTTCCTCATAGAATCTCTCCACCGTCTTTGATCCCGTTCCTTCAACACCTCCCCTTCGGAACAGTCCGGGTCCAATAACGGGAAATTCTGACATGCCCTCACGCTTCTTCCGTTCATCGCCTGCAATACCCTCAACTGCCGAAATAAGGTCAGAGGAAGCCCCGCCTCCGAGTGCTCTCACCAAGTGATCGACCCTGCGGGGACTGATACTCTCTGGGAATTGCCTGCCTAGGAATTTCGCCACTTCGCTTGTGTAAGGCCCAAATTGTTCGCCGGGGGCAAGATCCTGCTCAGCTCGGGGCACAATCGGCTTATCGAAGAAATCAATACGGTTCTGCCATTGTTCCTTTACCGTCTGAAGGACATGGGGAAGGTCTGCTGGGTTCGATGTTTCAACGATATGCCCGATTGCGGCTTTGACTCCTTCGGGGTCTTTCCGGTACCACGAATCAAAAATAGCTTCCGGCATGACACTGAAGAAATTGCCCCATTCAAACGCACGGGGGATTTTGAGCATTTCATTCCCAACGGGAAAATGCCAGTAGAGAAACTTCTCCCTGTCCGGCATATCCTTGTACCATTCTTCATCCTTGTGTTGCCACCAGAGAAGAAGTGTTGGAATTGTAATGGTTGTCAAGGCACGAACACTGGCACGGGCTGGGTGATCGCGGAGCGTCCGGGCAAAGGAGCGCGTACCTTGGATATTGGCATTGAAAAAGGGAACCATCTGATTGATAACTTTCCCCGCTCGCCCGCCGGCGGTGAAGTCCACCGTCACCTGTTTTCCTGCGAGTCCAAGTTCGACCGCCTGATCGAAGGTTAGGGGCGATTGTTTATCCCATCCGATCTTTTCAGCGATAAGGGAAATTTCAGCCACACGAGGAGCCGATTCAGTTACCGAGAGGAGTTCTCTCACCGCTTCAATGGGTGAAGAAACGATCCTCACGGCCTTCCCTTTGAAAAGTCCTTTGGCGACTTTCCGTGTAATGCCAATATCAGCTCCTAATGGCTGTGCCATATTTACACCCAAGCGGTAGAACACATCAAAATTATCCGTCTGTTTCCAGAGCCTTCTGGGGTTTGCCGCCTCTGCCATTGCCGAGGCCCATGCAGCGGCGAGTTTTGCAGGGTTCTTTTCCGAGCGCGTTTGCTGAATGAACGTCTGCACATCACGCGCCGGGTTCGTGACAAGCGAGAATGCAGCCCGGAGCCCCGTTGTGCCCAAGCGGAAAAGCCGCGTCGGGGCCGCAAGAAACATATCGGCAACCTTTGGCAGTCGGTACAAATCCACACCTTCAAGCACGCGGTAGAGTTCAGGATCGACTTGGAACCACCGGAGTTTCCCCTCTTTCATTGCTGGAATAATCGGATCGCCACCACTGGGAGGCCGCTTCATGGGGCTAAAGAGCGTCATCAATCCATCCACTTCAATCCCGCTTACATCGGCTCCTTTTTTCTCAAGTTGTCGGACAATCTCACTTAGTTCCTTACTCACAGGAACCATATCACGCGGGATTTCTTCAACGAATCGGCCCATGCCTTCCACATCGGAGAGTTTGATAACCGAGTCCAACACTTTCCGCTTGTGAGCCATCGAGATCATCTGTTGTGCATTGGCAATCATCTGGGGGAAAATGTCTTTGACACGAAGGCCGGAGCCTTTGAATTTCTTGAGTGCATTCCCCGCTCCTCCTTCTCCCGGTACTCTTTCAGATTCAAGAGCACGTTGCAGGGGCACGTAGTTATCAGATTCCGACATGATCTTTTCAATGGAAGGAGCAAGGTCGGGAACAGCCTCCTTCACATAGCGTAAAATCCCGTTGTTCCAGTCATAGACTTTCTGAGCCGCGAGTTCAAATTCCGGACTTGCCAGTTTGGCAACGATGAAATCAGCATCGGCCTTTGTCATGCCAGGATTCATTCCCTTTGCAAGTCGTTCCTGCGACCGCCGGGCCCACAGGTACTTGGTAAAGTCTTCCTTCCTCCCGCGTACGATTGAAGAGATTTCCTCCAACGGCGGCCCTACTTTGTTCCGGGCAAAATCCAACATCCCGTCATAAACCATGTAATGAACCGTGGCCGGGGCATTGCCTCTCAGGTAACTTGCGACCTTAAAGGGATCCTCTGACGGCGTGAGTTTCACACCTCGCCTTTCGGCTGCTTCAACAAGTCTTTGAAGCGGTGTGAATTCGTCAACCATCTGATACCCTGTCTTCTCACGAATAGTCTGCCATACCTTGCTCAAGCGTTCAGTAACCGTCGGGCCTTTATCCAAGTTCGCCTCGGCTCTTTGAATTGCTCCCTCTTTTCGGTATGCGTCCGCGGTTTCCTTTGCCTTTGCAACGGCCTCGGCTATTTTTTCATTCTTCGCGAGAATCTCTTGAAAATGGCGGTACATATTCGGGGCAACCGTGGCCGCATCATCGCGGGTCAAATAGTGCCTCATGAATTCCGCGAAACCTTCGCTTGTGTAGTCGCCCGCGGGCTTTGAATCGCCGTAGAGTTTTCTCCCGAGCTTGAACAGTTCAGCCCTTACCTCACGGGGTGCTCCTCCGAGCGCCTTTGCCGTACTTCCTACTTCGCTGTAAAGAATCTTCTGAAGTGCATGAGCCGCTTCATGGGCAGCCGTTGGGATATTGTTCGATGCACGGAGGCGGATCACTTCCGGCTTAACCTTGAAAACACCCTCTGCCTTCTGGCGAAATCTCCCGGTACGAATTCTCACATCCCGGCCAGCGGCTTTCATAATGTTCGCAATGGAGGAAATAACGGCACTTGAGCTTACTTTTGTAGCCTCAAACCCCGTTACTGCCTCAGTTTCTAAGGGCATTCGCATTGCATCGCTGACCGTCGCTCCGTCAAAAACCTCTATCGCCTCCTTATCGCTTCGGATGGGGTCTGAAAGAGTTTTCCCCCAGAACTTCCCTGATTCTTCGGCTTCAAAAAGTTCCTCTTCCTTCGGCACTTCTGCCTTCTTCTCAAACATCGTCCCTTCAACTTGTTCCTTCAAAGGAATGTCAGACTTAATCCCGCCAAGTGCTTCCTGAGTTCTCTGCTCAGAAATCAATACGCCCTGTTCACCGGCTTTTGTTTTCTCGAATCTGACCGCTTCGCCCGCGGGTTTCTGGGAAAGGAATTCATCCAGCTTCCCACCTTTCCAAGCGTCGATCATTCCTCCGTAAATGTCTGACGGCGGTATCTGCCCTGCATCTCCCCTTTCGGCTCCAAAGAGAAGTTCCTCATGGAGTATCTTCTTTAGCCTTTCGACCAAAACACCCTTATCCTTGCCCTTGTCAATTTTGATCTTCTCAAGGGCTTCGATAATGCGCTGTTTGTTTGCCCCCACTTCTCCCCACCATGGGGGATAGGTATTGATCTGACCGCCTCCCAAATGGCCTACAACTTCGGACTCTGACGGGAATTCTCCCGTTCTGACAAGTTTCGATCCTACGAGTTCATTACTGAAGCCGGGTATTTCGCCTTGCACTTCATCGGCCTTTGCCCTGATTTCATCCGATACGGGCGTAGGAATTTCATGTAATGGGCGTTCTGCAACCTTCTCGTCAACTGTGATTGGTCTCTGAAGGCGCTTTTCAATTCTCGCCGCGTCCATAGCCTCGTGGGGACGGCCTTCTTGCTTTGCCACATAGCCCTCAACCTGTTCTCTCAGGAGTTGCGCCTGAAATGCAGTCTTCATATCCTGCGCTTGAAGGGCTTTTGCGTTTTCCTGCTTGTACTCATCCCAAACCGCTTGAGACTGTTCCTGAGTGAATCCCTCGCCTAACTTTACGGCTTCTTGCGTATTCTTCACCTGATAGCTTTCAGCGGGGATATTGGTAGGCTTGCCGACTTGGACTTCCTCTCCTGCCTTCGGAGCCGATTTTTGAGCAAGGTCAGGATAGTCTTCAAGAACTTCGGGCGGAACGAGTTTGCCTTCGGACAGGGCTTTTTTCACAAGATCGTGATGCCCCGTGCGAAGTTCCGGTTCACCCTTCAATGAAAAGTATTCGCCCCCCTTGTCAATAAACCCGCTTTCTGTCGGCAAGCCCCCACGTTGTGCTTTTTGCACAATCTCTGCCGGCACTTTTGACCAATCATGTATAGCTCCCGTTTTGTACACTTCGTTGCCAATCTTGAATGCCGCTTCAATTCCAAGTCTTGTACGATTCTCAACTTGAAATTGCTCCCTTGTCATCTCCCACGGTTGTTTCTCACTCACTTTCGGCTTTGCTGTGAATTCCTCGTACGCCCTTGCAAGATCGGCCTCGGAGAGTTTCGATACCTCACCGAACCTCGTCATGGTATCGGGGCCGAGTTCCTTCACCATCTTCTTCTTGAAGGAGATAGGGATTTCCTGTAATTCCCCTGCCGTCCTGAGTCCTTCCGGTGCGGGAGTGGGAGGAACCTCTATGCTTTCCTGAACTTTGACTGGTAATGCCTCTGGCTGTGCCTTTCCGGTTTCTTTGACACCTTCACCTCGCCCGAGTGCAGTTCCGCCTTCAGGTTCGACTGCTGGGATGATGTCAGCGGGCTTGACGCGCTCAGTAAGTACCTCACCTGCTTTTGCGACTTCACCTTTGGCATGTTTGCCTCCGAATAGTTTTGCTCCTAACATTAACTGCGTCACGAGTTGTGTGAGATTGGAAACGCCTTGAAAAGCAGTAAGAGCATCCTGTTTCTGCTTCTCAGGGGCTTGTACAGATTCGATGATCGTCTTAATTGGATCAAGAGCCCTCTGCGTCAGTTCACCAACAGCCTTAAACGGAAGGGCGGCAACATCGGCGACATATTCCCCGCCAGGGATTTGTCTCGCCGCTAAATCAGCCATAGCAAAAGGAAGCGCCGCGAGTTCACCCAACCCCGTAAGAGTCCCCGCCCCCGTTTTGATCCCAGAAGCAATCGGAGAGCCAGGCATCGGCTTTTGTGCTTCGGCAATCGTTTTGATAGGCGTTGCCACGAGATCAACCAAAGGCATACGTCTATAAAAATCACGGGCGAAAATTGTTCCAGCGCCCGCGGCTCCCTTCATCTGCTCCGGAGAATAAGTCTGAGCAAGGATTTCCTCCGTACGATCCACCTCCGGCTCTTTCACCTGCGGCATATCAGAAAAGTCAAAGAGAACAGCCGTCTTTTTGGGCTTTTTCCCTTCCTTTTCCTGATCTTGGGAATTGAGATCGGAGAAGTCGAATACTGGTTTTTTCTTCTTTCCGCCGTTCATTCTTCGTTCTCTGCTTCCTCTTCGTCAGGAGGAATAACTTCACCCGCCGTCTTAAACGCTGGAATATAGCCTTTCGGGAAGTTCCCGTACATGGTCAGGTGTTTGTACGCAAGTAACTGTACATCCAGATCATTCAAAGTTCCCTTTTTGTACTCTCCAATCACTTTCTTCCAAAAGTATTCCGGCGGAACGGTCTTTCCTTTCGCGGCCTTTGAGATTGCAGACATGAACGGCTCTGCGTTTTCAGCCGCGGGAAGGACTTGATTCACCCACGTATCGAGGTTGAGGCGGTTCGTCTCAACTGCTTTCCCCGCCGTTATTTTCGCTGCCGCGTACTTTTCACCCGTGAAGTCATCTTGAAATATCGTCTTCTCTCCCTGCTCAACCGCTTTCTGAGTTGCAAGGGATTTGATATAACTGGAGGCCATCTTGTTCAGGTTTTCCTGCAAGGCACTTGAGACACCTTTTCCCCCGGCTCCGCTTTTGCTTGTCTCAAAGAGTTTCCCCAGAGAATTGACATCGGTGAGTATCTTCTTCCCCTCTTGATCTGTCTGCCATTCTCCTGTTCGCGGGTCGTACAATCCCTTCTGTTCCCAGAGTTTGTTTCCCTTCACATCGGGGAGGATTTCGGCTCTCGGAATGTATTTCGGCACGTAGGAGGGATTCTTCACCTGTTCCCCTGTTGGACTGGGGATGAAGGGAACGGACTTCCGCGCTTCGAGAACCTTCCCATACATCGGTGCGAACTGGGTTCCCTTCGCTTGATCGAAGGAGGACATTTTCAAAAGGGCATCTTGTGGATTCACCGACGGGTCAAGGAGGCTTTTGAACAGTCCGGCCCCTTCGGCAACGTTTTTCATCCTTCGCTGGCGTTCCTTTTCTTCGCGCGCTTCCTGCTGCTCAATTCTTCGCTGGTATTCCTTTTCGCGATCCTGAGAGGCCCATTGATGCTGCTTCTGGCCGACGTAACCCGTCAGAAGTCCAGTCAAGAAAGATGCAACACCGGCAGTTGCGGGATCAGTTTGAGGCATGAAACGTTCTCCTTGTTATGCGTAACCGCTTGCATTCGATCCACCGTAGTTGTAACTGCCCGCGGGATAGCCGCCACCACCTCCACCGCCTCCACCTGCAAAGCCTGCACCTGCGGCCTGTCCTGCGCTTCCCAAGAGACTTGACCAGAACTGCATTTCAGCCTGTCTCTGTTTCTGGTTGTAATCGAGCATGAACTCATTTGCCTGTTGCTTTGAGCCGTAGAGGTATTCAAGCGCGCCCAGGGATTGGCCTTTCTGATTCAGGCCGTAGCCTGCTTGGGCCTGTGAAAGCCCCAAAAGCTGAGCGATGGCATTCTGGCGGTAGTCTATATCTTGTGCGTTAATTCCTGCCGTCGCCTGATTGATAGCTCCGGATTCCTGACCCTGTAACTGATTCTGGGCCACGAGTCCGACCCCAGATGAACCCAGACCCCGGCTGGAAAGCCTGTCTGAAAGGTTTCTCGAGGCGGTGTCATATTGGCCCCGGATGGTCCCCGTTGCAGTCTGAAGCAAGTCTGCCTTATAGGGCATTCCCTTTTCAGCCCCGCCTTTCAGATATTGTAGTAACCAGCCGTACTCCGGCAGGTCTTGGATGTCGGCGTTGATGTACTTGTCGAAGTTTTCTTCAAGCTGAGGGTTCTGGAGGTCGTACTGCCTCATCATTTGATTGATAAGGTCTTGCTTCACCGGAGAGTCCGGAATCCGCTGAATCATTTCAAGAAACTTCTGGCGATCCTGTGGGTTATAGGGCATGGCTTAGTTCCTCATCATTGCGAAAACGTGAAGTGTACCTGCAAACTGTATTTCCGGGAACGTGATAGTCGAAGGCGTTTTGTTGGAATCTCCCGGGTCAATCACCACTTGAAAACTTGTCCCGTCAGTCAAAAAGGCGGCCACATTATACGGATTGTCTGTAAAGGGACTTGGGAACGGCGTCGGGATTGTGACAAGGATACTCACTCCCGCCACAACCGCCGTCGAAAATACTCTCGGAGGCTGTGATGTTGATGGTGTTGACGGCACAACGGGAGGCGAAGAAGGAGTCGCCCCTGCGATCACCGAGGAGGAGGAAAGCACGATCCAGTATTTCCCCGAGTTCATGTACACAACCTTCGAGAAAGGATTCGCCGGGTTTGTGACAATGACAATCCCATTTTTCGGCATACTGTTCACCGGAGGAAGCGCGGAAAGTTCCTGCACCGCAGGAGCGGCATACTCAAGCACTTCCTCTGCATCTGCCGAGGTGAACTTTTTCATATCCTTCTCCCGCGGTTCAAGATCGTTCCCCCAAGTTCAAAGCCGTAGAATTTCGTGCAGTAGGTCCCTGTCAGGTCATAGTACAGTTTCCCCGCCGACTTGATGGCACTTGACATGCTGTCCGTGATATAGCGAACCACTCCGGTTTGCGTCGCGGCTTGGGCCACTGTCGCCGTTGCCGCCGCGTCCGGGTCCACAAGTGAATGCGTGATGGCAAAACTCGTTATGACAAGAGCATTAATCCACAAAAACCGTGGACGCAGTAAGGGTATCCCATCGGGGAAAACGAAGGTCTTTGTCCTGAGTTGGCCGGAAATTGCGGCAGAAGCCGGGTAGGTATCGATCCCTGCCGTCCCTGTTGGCTCCGTGTACCATCCTGCGGTGATCGTCACAGAGAGGATCATCTTTCCCGCATCGGCCCCATACTGACGGGAGAAAGCGGAAAAAGCACTCGCCGTTCCTCCGGTGGAGAAATTGTACCACGTATCGGCTTTCGTATCGTAGATCAAGAGGCGGTCTGCGGAACTGATGACAACGGGAAAAACAACCCATTGATCGAATCCCTTGACCGGGCCTTCATGGTAGAAGGCTTGCATGAACGAACTCACTGTTCCGAGTGTGGACTGAAACAGCACCGACACATCCTCCGGCAGGGAATTCGTGCCCTTGTACTGGTAGATATGCCCCCGGTAGCCGAAGAAAACCCCTTTGGGTGAGGCAATGAGCGTATTCGGATCTGAACATCCCTTACCGATCACAATTTTCTGCACACTCCAGTTTTCAGGCTCCCCCCTGGTATAGAGTTTGTAGATATTATTCGTTTTGAAAATGAGTATTCCATCCCCGTCATCGACAAGTCCGGTAATCACATCCCCATCGTCGGGGTATACGTCGATGAAACTCAGAGCGAGGATAGTTGAAGGCTTCGCATTTTCCGACCACATGATCCTGCTTCCATACGTTGTCGCCGAAGCCGAGGGTAAGGCCGCGTTATTGATGATCGTCGCATCGCTGCATGTGCTGACGAATAATACGGGATCAACAACAGTTGAATAGCCCTTGGGAACCGGGTTCGGCCAGTAGGTTGTGTAATCCAGATAGTAGGTCGATCCACCTGCAACCGTGCGATAGAATTCAATGCCGGTCACGTTGGAAATTCCCGTTGGGAACTTCGCCGTAATGTGAACATACATCGTACCGTCGCCGCCAACAGGAGTTGTGCCTGTAACGTGGGTAAAGAAATCCGAGGGTTCGCTCTTGGAACCGTCGCTGAAGACAAGAACCATTTTATACTTGTATGTGGAGCTGATGGTAAGTCCCGCAGTTCCCGCCACATCCAGAAACGTGATCTCCGCCGCATTCGACTGAAAGGTTGGGAAGTTGTAGGGTGTCAACTTCACGTTCCCCAAAAAGAGCCGGTCGTTTTTTATGAGAGGATAAAAAGCCGATGTCGGGACGCTGATGTAATTAACCGTATTTGAAAGGTCGAGCGAGGTATCACCTGCGGTATCGGTATAGGTCGTTGTCGTTGCCCCGATAACCGCTACAAGGTAGAACGTGCCATCTCCTACCTTCGTGCGGTAGAGATATTTGTCTGAAGTCGTGGGGAGGACTGCCAATGCCACTGATCCCGCTACTCCGCTTGCAATGGTGGCATGAAGGCACTTGGAAGGCGGAGAGAAATTCCCGTTGGAATCCTTGTATGCAAGCGTGTAGTAGTATTCTCCCGCGGCCATGGAGCCGCCCGTAATCGCAGGTGTGACCGTCACCGCACTCACATCGGGCTTGGTGATGGCAAGATCGGCCGTTGTCGTAAGGTCCGTCTGAAAGGGGGCATCAAAACCGTTGACGCAGTAGAGTTTCCCGCTATACTGACAAATCCTCATGATCTTGCCTGAGGTAAGACTCCCTTTCACCGAGGACCAAGCACCCGTACCGGCGAGAGACTTGTAAAAGCTCGCCCCTTGAACACCGAGGATGTAATCACTTGAACCTATCAGAACATCCGTCATAGAAATGAGTGCCCCACCGAGTTCTGTATCGACGTTGTAATTCTGGAAAGGATTGCGAAGGCAGGGCACTCCACCGACTTGATCCAGGACGTAATTTTTCAGGATCGCAAGCTCAGACTCATCCAAAAGTTCGGGCGAGGCAAATTCATTCACCCGCTTGAAGCCTTTCACCGAAATTGTTGCCTTATTTCCATTCACGGAAACGCCCATGAAATTCAGTTCCTTTGTATAAAAATCACGCTTCCATTTCTTACCGCCGTCACGGTGATGTCGAGAGGACTGCCTTGGAGGGCTTCGTCGGCTGTGAATCTGAAAACATAGTTCCCAGTCTTCCCTCCGAGCCTCACTGTCGCGGTCAGCAGTCCAAATTCATCTGATGTACTCACGGTGTCGATGAATGTCTGTTCCCATGCACCCGAAGGGACTGAGAAAACTGACCATACTCCATGATGCCCTGATTTCCTGATGTCTGCGCTATCGGTAATCGCGGTCAGGGTAATGCGCGAGAGAATTGTCTGTGTCACCCCGTTGCCGGAGAGGACACTGAGTGTGTCACCTGCGCCACCCGCCTCATTCATCGTTGAACCCGCCTCATATCCTTTCGCCGATTGAAATTCCGCGAGTGTCGTATAGGTTGTTTCCGCAGGCCATTTACCGACATTGAATTTTTGCCCGGTTCCGAAAAAGGCATTGTCGATCGAGGTCGTCGTCCCTGACTCCTGAAAATCATCAAACCTCGTATTTGCCGCGCCCGTGCATGTCACCGTATTATTATGGAATGAAACCGTTCCCCCACCGGAAGAATTAAGAGCCGTTTGACCGCTTGCTATCGCTGTGACTGTATTGCTGTAAGCCTCGTTTGCTCCGACAAATGATGTGATTTGAATAGCCGAACCCCCCGCGATAGTCGTGGTCACAGTGTTATTATGAGCGACCCAGCCCTTCCCATTGAGCAAAATCCCAAACTGCGTCCCGTTGACCGTGCAATATCGAATCGTGTCATTGACGTTATGGTATGTATCAAGCCCGGCCTGCGTTACGTTTGTAAATTGGCAGTACTCAATCACCATCGAGGTGTCTTCTTGCACTCCAACCCCGGCCTGCTCTGAGCCGCCAAAGTTAATCCCTAAAATCGTGCTCACAACATTGGAAATAGTATCACGCCGAATAGCGTTGCCGGTACCATTCAGAAAATAAATGGATGTGTAACCCGCCGAATCAATCGTGCAGGAATCAACGATGCAGTTCGTATAGTTGCCCGTAAAGAAAATCGAAATCCCTGTTGTATTTTGTATCGTAACGTTGCGGACAATCATATTGTTGACATTCCCCCCGCTTAAACCTTTGATCGCCGTCCCGATATTGCGAAATTCGATGTCCCTGATTGTGACGTAAGACCCTTTGATGAAATTCGCTTCAAGGAAAACATGAACTACTGGAGAAGCGCCGTCCGAGGTCTTCACCCATGTTGTGTCATTGCCCCAGCCGAAACTTGATGCTGTCATCCCATCCAAGAACTTGTCAAGGCTATCGGCGTTGTTCAGGTAGAAGTGAAGCTCACCCTGGTTGGCGTTTGTCATCGCAACAGCATTTTCATAACCGGAGGCAGTCGTCACCGAGCCTGAAAAGGTCTGCCAGATACTGTCGCGGCCCGGCGTTGCCGTCCATACCGCTCCAGTCAAGTCACCATAGATAATCGGCTTCTCACCCGTCCCGTAAGCACCGAAGACAATGCGGTCCGCCTCAGTTGCGGTCGTTATAGTCTTCGAAAGTTCGCCGTAGAAGCTGTCCCCCCTGTTGAACAGAATAGAATCCCCCGCGACGAAATTCGATCCCGTAACTTTATTCGGTGTTTTCCATGAGGTTCCTGTTGAGGTTCCGTTTGCCGCATCGCTTCCCGCCGAAGAGACATAGTACGTCGTCTGCGCGTGAAGCAAGAAGGGGAATATCAGGGCAAGAATGAGTTTCATTTAATTTCCCTTGATCGGCACGACTGTTTCCGTTGCAACATTATCGCCACTGAAAGTGAAAGCAAAGGCATTTGTGCCTTCGTCATCCCTGTAACCCGTAGCGATAAGGTTGATCTCGGAGAGTTTCGTTGTTGGCGCATCAGCCGTTGTCGTGACCGCCGCCCATTTCCTCACAATGGCCAGCCCATAATCATTCGCCGCAAGCGTTGCTGTCGCAGTGATAGTTGAGCCGAAGCCTTGACTCCCCGTTCCCACGGTTCCGGTTGGCGCTGCCTGGTTCACCCCGCTGAAACTTGCCGCGAAAAGAGAAACCGCAACACTCGACGCATTGTACATGTAAAACTTATGTGAGCCTGAAGTTGGATTGACAAGTCGGAAAATGTAGATGTCACCTGTGTGGTCAACCAACGTCATCTTGACCGCCGAGCCAACCGCATCCCCATAGTACACAGAGTCCATGAGAGCGCCCGCATTGGACATGACAATGGAAATTGTCAAGAGACCATTCGAAAGGCTTGAAGTTGTGAAGCTCACAGATGAATCCGGTAGGGTTGAGGGTGTTTCATCCACCGTCGCTGAGTCAACAAGGGCTACCTGCACAGCCCCTGATGCCCTTCTCGATACCGGGCTACTATTCTGCGCCTGAACTGAGGTTACTATCAGGCACATTATTAGAATTTTCTTAAGATGAGCCATAGTGATACCTGATAACGACGATGAATTTATTCGAGGCTGTTGTGACCGCGGTGAAGGTGAGCCAGATGAAGTTATTCACCGGGACTGTTGCATTGTTTAAGGTCGATTGCCACGCGCCGATATATTCGTCCGTCGTTGCCGCGGGCGATGTAATGATTGCCGTTGCCGAGGCATCCGTCCACAAACTATCGTTGTAGTAGTAGGCTGCGGTCAGATTGACCGTTGTCGGGCCCCCTACGGTATGGATGGAGTCAATCGTAATCGCACTTGGAAGCGGTCCTGCAATCCTTACCTGATGCCCTGCAAGTTGAAGAGTCGAATCAAGTTCCAATTCGATCTGCTCAGTCACAGACCCCAGGCTATCTGTTGCACCCCAAAATGCTTTCTTCCCAAGAAGGCCATTTGTCTTGATTTCCCTCGCATCAAGGGAGTCTCCAATCTCAGTTCTGAGCACATCTGCCGTATCGTGGATCGTTGCCGTTGAGGTCATCTCAGCGCGCAGGACATTGGCCGTATCGGAGATCTGCTGGGCTGTCGCACTATTGGCTGAGGAGGTTGGCCACTGCGCATAGATAATCCCGGGAGAGAGAAGAACAAGCAAGAATAGGAGTTTTTTCATCGTCGGGCCTCTTCGATTTCAAGAACGATCCTGAACCTCCCGGATACCTTCGGTTGGTAAGCCCCAGTTGCAACAAGTCTTCCCCATAACGCTTGCCAGACACCCAAACGCGAATTAGACGAAAAGGGCATCGGATGATCCACAATGTTCTGGTACGCGATTGTTGAGTTTGAACCGTTCCCGGTACTTGCCAAGGTGAAGTCTATTGTCCCAACAACAAGTGAGTCCAGAGTCATTGAATTCACAAAGGCCGCGTTATCCGCAACCTTCCCCGTGCCGATGGAATCCGACAACAAGATTAACCGGAATGTGGCATTTGTCGTATTGGCTGTATCCGCGGAAAGCCGAGCAGAGATAATCCTTCCCGATAAATACCTTCCTGCGGGGACAAGTAACCTCACAAGCGAGTCTGCTCCCGAGACGACATCTCCGGCCGCGTATGCCGTGGCATTGGCAGGCCGTGTGATCTCAGCGGCAAAGCGCGCAATCTGTGCATTGGCGCAGAAGACCGCAAGCACCATGAAAAGAATGAGTTTTTTCATAAATCTCCTAAGTGATATGGTAAAGAATCATCAACCGTCACTCTCCGGTCCTGCTTGAGTTCGTGCATCAATTTCTCATACAGGAGGAGGCGGTCATCGAAAATCTTTGAGAGCATGTATTCATGCACCGCTCCCACATAGTCATCGGTCAAAACGAAGTTTCCGCTGAAGGCAAAGCCGTCGAATGAGCCCCAATCCTGCGCCGCGACTCCCGCGGGCGAATACAAAAACCAGTTCTTGTAGTACCATATCCTTGGATTGACCGCGGGCGTTCCGTCGAAGCGGATATAGGGTGCAGGAGCCGTTGTACCCTTGAAATACACCGCTCCCGCTGTGGCGGTAATGCCCGTTGTGGGATCGTACGATGGGCTGGAGGAACTTTGCTGCGCATTGCCGTTTTGTGCGCGCTGTTCAAGGTTTTCAATCGAAACGATGTCGAGCTTATCCCCTCCAGCAATTTCGATCATAATGATGGAGCCGAAATCCGCTGAAAGCGCGTACTCGAAGGTATCGGTGACAAGGGTAATATCCTGATACGTGGAGAGTTCCTTCACCTTGCGCTGAATGTCTTTCAGTGCTTGGGAGAGCCAGAGAGCCTCCATCTTTTTGCCCACGGCGATGGGGGTCTTCCCCCGCTTCAAGAATTCCAACTTCATCATCACTTCAAAACTATCGACAACCTCTTGGAGGGTCATTGTGTGGCCACCTCATTTGCCTGTTGTGGGGCTGCCTTCTTCTCGGATTCCGTTTTCAGGAAGTCCTCGAACGTGCTGTTGATGGCCCCGGAAATCATCGCATCCATCTTGGAAATATCCAGTGTTGGGTCTTGAATAGCCTTCACGTCATTGATCGCTTTTTGAACGACGTACATCTCAAATTCCACGGGAAGGTCTGATGTGGCTGAATCTGAGGCAAGTTCAGCTAAGACAGCGAAGTAATGAATCACCGCGCCCGTGATCGTACTCGGGAAAAGATGGATGTAGTTATTGAGCCGGGTATAGGCCGCCTGCCGTTCGGTCGGGGCTTCAAAGGTATTGGAACACACCTTTTCAAAGCGTTCGGGCTCAATTTCCCTATTTGTTGAGCCGTTGTTAGTTGCGCCCGTGCAATCCAGCATCTTGATCGCCCGTGGAGATTCGAGCAAGTCTGTGGGGATGGCCGCGCGCGTGGTTGTAATCGCTCCAATCGTTGAGGCTGAAAGCGAAAGGCTTGCGCTCTTTTCCCATTTCTTGTAACCAAGCCCGTTCAGTTTCGACTGGACGAACTTCAGGGCTTGATTGATGACCAGATTGAGCCTTACGAAAGGCCAGTCCTGATGCCCTTCAACGTGAGCGCCGATGGAAACCAGATCCCGGTATTGAGCCAGTGTCAGGGCCATGTTACTTCCCCTCCAATCGAAATCCATATAAGCATGTGAAGCATAGTGTCCATACATAAAGTCATGGTGATTGATGAATAAATTCCAAAAAGGGCATTTTGCCGGACGAGCTGAGAATCAATGCTCCTCCCGCTGTAAAGGGATCGGGGAGCGCACCGTACGCGTGTGCTACCGATATGCCCATATTGATACCATCCACCGTGGATGAATGAAGCTGTCGCCCAAGAAAATTATCGAATGGGTAAGTAGCATCCAGAGCACCAAGCGAAATAGAATTTTGCAATACAATCCCCACCCAAAAGGCATCATCGTAGGGAATTGTGTATGGGAAAGGGGATTCCGTGATAAGGGCTGTAACACTTGTTGCTGAGTGCGTCACATCCAGCAAGAGACTCCCCGCGTACGGATTCTGCGAGTAATCATTCGCCCACATTCCAAAATGACAAGTGTTATTGGATGAGATATTACACCGGAATTTCGCTCCGTAGAGGACCGTTCCCTTCTTGAAAAAATGCCTTGTTGCAAAAATGGTGTCTGCTGCAAAGGAAAAGGCTGCGCTCCTCATTCCGTTACAGAGCCCGTACCCGACATAAGAACTGACATTGTACGGAGCGGTAAATGTCATCACCTTTTGTTTGACTGCATCCTTGTACCCTACTTTGGCATAAAGGTCATCCTGAATCGTAGGAGAAAAAACAACCGTCAGATAGTAGGTATGCCCGGGAGTGTTATGGGCAGCGGCGGATTTCCCATCCTGGCCTCGAACCACAACGGCAACCGTATCGCTTGACACCGCGTGAGAATCGATCCTCAGTGGCTCCGCGTTCGGGTCTTGAAGCGGTCCGGCATAGAGGCCATCCCAGAGAATGCCCATCAGGTATCCCCCCGTATAGACTCCGGTATTGATAAGGCTTCGTGTCAGAGTGGAAAGGTTGGCTCCCTGCCCCGTGGCAAGGGAAATGGACGTATCGGCAAGAGCGACCCCGCCGGAAGCAATCTGGAGGTTGACGAGGGCTTGGGCCTTGAAATAGTCGCTGAAGTAGCTCACTGGATAACACCTTGAGTGAGCTTGATGAACTTAGAAAATGCCTCTTGAGACTCTTGGGTGCGTTGATCCTTGGACAAGCACCGTGCAAAGGCGAACTCCACGATTGCCTCAACTGCGCTGTCCGGTATGACCGATGCCTGGGATGCACCAATGTCCGTTGGTTGTGTCAACACTCCGGCGATCCAAGCCGCAGCGTTATTCGTTGAGGCTGTTTCAAAGGTGATGACCGGATTGGCGAAGCGAATGTAATACTCTCCCGAGGCTATTGTCGCTACGAGAAAGGAATTCGCCGCCTTGAATTCTGAGGCCGGGCTGTGAAATCTCACCCTTGCCGGATACAGTGGACTTCCCGCGGCAGAGTTGTATTTTACCCAAACAAGTTCCAGTACCGTCCCCGTCAAGGAAGCCGTTGAAGCCCCTGAAGCGACTGTTGCGGTCTGCGTGCTGTACAGAGTTTGAAGCAAGGGCGAAAGTGGAATATCCTGATTCGGTGTGGCAAACTTTTTAGCCCGATAGACCCCGAGAGCAAGCGCAATCACCGCATTCTGGCCATCGGCTAAGGCCGCGTAAGCCTCTGCATCAGTCCAGAACGAGGCTGAGGCTTCATCAAGGAGTGTCCTAAGCCGAGCTAAGAGATTCGGGCCTGTCATTCTGCGCTCACAGGCCTTTTGGCTGCCGTGTTGGATTCCGTGACGATCTTCTGAATCTCAGGATCAACGGGAAGTGGCTGAGGCTGGGTCAAGCTCGAACGCGGGCCCGAGACAATGGGCTTTGAGGAGCCTTTGAGTTCGCCGTTCACTTTCCAAACCTCCCCATTCGAGAAGGGCCTGGATTCTTCGATCTCTTTGACTTCGATATCACTTTTGGCGATAAAGACTCCGACAATCCCATTGGAGTTAAACTGGATTTTCTTCTTTCCGCCTTCGACCCAGAGGGTCAAGGCTTTTCCGCGTGATGCGAAAACGATTGGTTCAAATGTTTTTTTCGGCTGCTCAGGCCGCGGTGCTTCAGGCGGAGCTACCTGGTTGACTATTTCACCTACAACGGGGACTTTCTTTGTGCGTGGCATAGTTCCTCCTTATGAATTTGGAATTACATCATCTACCGCGTCCGCCGCTATCCATGCCGCATTCCAAGCAATCGTCTTAAAGTGAACGGGCTTGGGCATCGGGCTTTTGGGATGGATCATTACTTTCGTGTTGTCCATCATGAAATTGTAGGTGGCGTTAAACACCTTCCGGGCCAGATCCGACCATTTCCGCCACTGTTTCTTGGGGACACGATAAAGGTTTCGCATACGTATTACTCCCGAAAAAGAAAGGGGCGAGCCTCCGCCCCTAACGTGAATTAATGACCCCGCTTGTGAGCCACCAAGTAGAGATTGACTATGGTGTCTTCTTCATTTGGGGTTGAAACATCTGATCCAGTCAGCGACAAACGCGCGGTTTTGACTCCGTTTGTAGCGATAACGCCTACATAGGTCAGAACCTCGAGTTTTGCTTGTGTCGTATCGTTCACCGTTCCCAGTGTTCCCGAGTAGTTTGAACCATTATCAAACGAGCCAACCAGGATGGTCTTAAACTTCGGCACACCGACAACGCTTGTCGAACGAACCCAGCAATAGATGCTGTCGTACGGTGCGACGGAAAACTTAACGCTCGTCACCGTTGCGGCTGAATCGGATGTGAACGGGCTCCATGCTGTGACTTGCAGGATGTCAACGGTCTGACTCAAATTGTCACCGTAATTACTTACGGCAACCGTCTGAGCATTCACCGTCAACACCAGCGTCATCAGAAGGGCCAAAACAAACATGATGCGTTTCATTACTTTTCAGTCCTTTCTGATTTATGCAGCGTAGAGGATGCCCTGTTTTTCTTCGTTCGGAATCTGGATGCCAACGTCCATGAGAATCTTGGTCGTTGACCCGTCCGTTCCAGGTGTCTCAACGTTTTCCTCGACCCGGAATCTTCGCGAACCCTTCTTGTCGTTTGCCATGAAGCGCAAAGCGACATCATCGGGGTCAATGGAGAATCCGTAGTTCGTGTACTTCCCATCAAGCACCGGATCCCATACGACATCGACAACTCCCGTATCGGGATAAAGGCGTGTCATCTGGACTCCGAACTCGGTGGTAACGTTGTCTTTGAGCTGGACCTTTGCAGCAACCATCGCATTGATGTCGGATAACTGCTGAGAACCGACATAATGAATTCGGCGTTTCGATCCTCTGGCAAAGACTTTCAGCCAGTGAGCATTCCACTGGGCGAGCGTCATTCCGCCTGCCGTATAGGTGGAGAGATTGGTCGTAATCCGGCCCAAGGCTCCGTTACCATACGTCCAGAGATAGGAGGAAACAGTACGCGTTGCCGGTGTTGCGGTGGAGAGCAGGAAGAATCGCTCGACTTTGAGCTTCATCTCCTTGATCTTCTTTTCCACCTGTTCGTCGTGGGTTTCCCCATCCGTCCAGGCTTCGCCCGCTTCATCGCGGCCGGTGGTGGCAACGGCATCCGTGAAGATGGTGAGGTAATTGTTTTTCTCAATCGCCTCAGTGGACATTGCCGTCGGTGTTCCGGCGTACTCGTTGTTCAGATTGCCGAGGATCTTGATGTTTGTTCCGTTTGCGGCGGCAAGCAAGTTCGTCGAAGCATCCAGAGAGCTGATTGCAACCGACGTGCTGGAAGGCGTGGCGGTTACATAGGCCATCTGGTCACTGTCTTCAATGAGAATAATATCATTCGCCTTGAAGTAGGTGTAGTTCGTGATGATGAGCGTGCCTGTCGCGGCACTGGGAGCGGCAAAAGCAGCTCCAAGCGCGGCCTGATGCGGGAAATACTCATCTTCAAACCATGAGAATTTTCCGGTCTTGTTGATAACCTTCTTCTGCTTGACCCCGGCAGAGAAGAACAAGAACTGAAGGAACGGCGTTTGATACGGCTCCAAAAGAAATAGAGCGCGTTCTATGTCCGGCTTCAGTTGCGCGGCTGGGTACGATTGGCTTGACCGTACGCCAGAGATGACGCCTGTTATTGCCATTTAGAATCTACGTCCTGTTCTATCCTCGAGTGCCCGGTTGGGGCATTTTGCCTTCGTTGCGCTCGATGATTTTTTGTATGGCCGGGGAAAGTTCAGAGTCCTCCGACTTGACCTTGACCGAAGCCTTTTCCTTCTCGGGAGCACTCTCGATCTTGCGTTTCAACGCCTCCATTGACGCTTTGGCCTCTTTACGCTTCTCTTCGGGTGTCCCTGCTGTAAGGCGCTTATTCTCCTGCATGTAATACCAGGCGGCAATATCGCTGGCTAACAACTCCGGCTTGCCGTGGTACATGGCGGGATTTTCAGCGACAACGGGAGCGATGAATTCACCAAACCCCTTTTGGATAGCTGTCATATCCGCCCCTTCAGGGAGTTTTGAAGCCACAAGTTCTGTGGCCTTGATGATGTTCGCTCTCGCTTCTTCCGAGCGTTGACGTTCCTCGGCCACAGCCTGCAAGGGCTTGGTGTCGGCTTGCGACTGAAGTTTTGCAACCTTCGCCATGAGCTTCGCCAGTTCCTTCTTGTGTGCCTTCGGATCGTCAATGGGATCGGGGAGTTCGGTCTTCTCGATCAGTTCGTCGATCTCTTCCTCGACTGTTTTCGTAATTTGTGCATCAGCAACGGGCTTCTTCTCCGGCTCCTTCGCCTTTACAGGCGCGGTCTTCAGGGTGGAAAGCTCGTTTTCCGACTGGCTCAAACGCGTATTGAGCTGCCCGTAGCTTTTCAAGAGTTCCGTGACGGGTTTCCCCACCATGCTCTTTAAGCCGGGATAGTCTTTGACCATCTCTTCCGTGACTACCGGGACATCTGGTTTCGTCACTTCGCTTTGAGATGGAGCGAGTGGGCCTTCATTTCTGGCGACGATCTTGGCAACAACTCCCTCTTCCTCTTTCGGGGTTTCGAGAGCCGGGTCTTCCTTTTGAGGGGTTTCGACCTTCGGTTGTTCCTTTTTCTCTTCAGCCATGATTGTACAAACTCCTTTGAATGAATGATTGTTGGTTAAACTGCTGTGAGTTCTTTCATTGTCTCTTGTGCTCTCCTGGCGGCTTCCTTCGACTGTCTCAATCTCTCGCGCTCCTGAAACTTCTCCCATCCGCTCCTTTGGCCCGGTAAAGGCTTAACCGGCCTGCATGTGCCAAAGAACGAATGCCGAATGCCTGTCCGGTTCTGAGTCTTGACAAACTTCTGCATGGCCTTCGGTTCAGGCATCTTCACCGTGAATTTCTCCACCTTCGGCGCTTTCTTCGGGAAGAGTTTGCGGAAGAACTGTGAAAATCTCGTCACTGCGCCGGTGCTCCTTTCATCCCATCCTGCAAGACTTTGGCCTTTTCGATGTTCAGTTTCTCCCGCTCCATATCCATTACCTGCTTCACTTGCTGTTGCTGTTGCTGAGCCTGTGCCTGATACGCTTCCCTGATCTTATTCTTCAGGGATGAATCCATTTTGATGAATTGAAGCACGACTTCAGACGGCAAGGGGGCTCCGGTGATCTTCTGGTAAGCAAGCAACTGATTGAGCTTTTGGTCTGCATCGATCTCCGTGAGCTCACCCTCGGAAATCACCAATTCCAGCCTTGCATCCTTCAGGTAAGAATCGGGATTGTCCTTCTGGTTGATATAGGCAAATCCCGTCCCCGGCCTATTCTCTGACTGCTCATAGACCTTTTTCCGGGTCAAGAGCGCCTTCATCTGGTCATCCAACGAATCCCCGGCAACCTTCACCGTCCGTTCGGCGGTCTGATATATGCCGATCCAGTCAAGGACCACCTGCCCAACATGGCCCTTCCACCTCATCAGATTGTCGATGAAAAGCTCCGCCACCAGTTGACCCTGAGACTGCTTCAAAGCAATGGCCTTGCCGGATTCATTCGATTGGTCCTTCAATCCTGAGAACGACCTGCCGCCGGCCAAATCCTCCACAAAGTTCTGCATGATCGCCGCGAGCTGAAAATACTGCTGCTTTGCTCCTACGGATTCAATCGGAATGACAGCCCTTTCCGGCCCCCGTTTGAACACCGTTCCGCCCGACTTCGTGATCTTCCTCTGCGCTGATTCGGGGGTTTCATTTTGGGCCAGAGCCTCGACGTTGATCTCGTACGCGTTCTTTACATCCGTTCCGAGTGAGTAATCAATCTGACTGATAAGGCGGTCAAGGAACACTTGGGGATCCTTGAGCAAGTCCGTCATCGTCCACCAGTCATCCAAGAGGTGAAAGGCTCGGTACACGATCAAGGGACATTGGTCAGCGTCAAGTTCAGTCTCTTCGTAGGCCAAAATGCCAACGTAGGTGAAGACATACTTATCCAGCTTGTCCTCAACCTTGCGAATGATTTCCGATTCACCCGGCCTCTGGCCGATGGAGAGATAGGGCACTTTCATCTCGAGAATCTTCTCTTCAGCCTCTTTCCGTGTTCGGTATTTCCCCACAGCCCGGGAGGCCATCTTCCCGTTCAAATTCAAATAGTCATCGAACAGGGCGCAGAAGTACGTCCTTTTCACCCTCTGATAATGCGTGACTTCGGTAATCAAGTCGTAATCAGTGTTACCTGATTTTGATACATTGACGAAGTAATTGTAGATCAGGCGGTCATTCGTAGAAAACGCATCCCCTACGGAAATCCTGTCCACAATCGCCCCGTACTCGTCCCTCATATCCTTCCGGTATCGCGGCCGTCTTTTGGCAATAAACAAGGCATCTCTCAGGAGATAGTCCCTTGCGTTCGCATCCCAGATCACGAGCTTGTAATCAAGCGGCCTGCACATGACAACGGTATTGTAATCCTCATCATGGTCCAGATACACCTCCACTGCACCGTAATCGACTCCTACGCCTTGAGCGAAGGTTTCAGACTCCACGTATTTGAAGGAAGCCCGGCGTTCAAAGTCCTTCATTTCGATTGTGGCGAGTTCCGCCTTCACATCATCAGCCGGATCCTGAGCCGCATCCACTCTGAAGCCAGTCCTGGTATTCCTTTGCAGAGCGCAAATGGTATTGATCTTGTTCGCAATCAAGGCAAAGGAATAGGCTTGCCGGGTCTTCTCGATGTCCGCCTTCTGCTTCTTGCTCCAATGCTGATACTTGATATACCGCTCGTTCTCATCCCCTCTTTCCCATGAGGGGGAAAAGGTTGGGAGAATGTCGGTGTGGAGTTGCACCAAGTCCGAGTAGGAAATCGGTGTGCCGGTTATGAATTCAGCGGTCTTTGTAGTTTTCTTAGGCATTGGCGAGTAAGATCAACCTTCCCAGTGGCATGGCTCTATGAGATGCGCCCGGATGATGAAACGTGACGCTTTGCAAGTGCTTCTGACAATACTTCACCCCATCCAAGTCCCATACTGCGCGTTCATCGCAGCGGTGGAAATGCTTCTCTCCATTCTGCTTCTCGATCCATTGGCATTGATGCTTGTCCATCAGAACCTCGCCCGGATGTCTTCAGCCTCTTCGGATTCAATAAGGTCGCGGGCACGCGGTGGCAGTGCAGGCGGACCCTTCTTGAGAGGCTTTCGTATTGCCATTGTGCAGTATTTGGCTGCATCGTAGGGATCTTCAATGGTCTGACCTCGGATGAAATCAAGCCCTTCAACACTCTCCTTGTCCGATTGGAAAACAGGCATTGTCACACGCAAATGCTGACAGTTCCTTGTCACAAAGAAATGCGGACGCTTCTCGTATTCACCCTGTTTGTTCTTCCGCCAGTCCAGGAGTTCCCTCATCACCTCGTTTGTCACTGCCCGGTATCCCTTTTTGTCCGTTGAGGCTTTTGAAACCTTTATCATTTGCGGAGCGTTTTCGCCCATCTTCAGCTTGAATACGTCCCTGAAAATCTGAGCCGGGGTCTTATCGGTCCCGTAATAGTTCTTCAGGTCGATGTCCATGTTGGTGTCGTAGTACATCCTCAGTTTCTTCAAGCCAGCATTTATCAGCACATCGGCTATTTCATTGGCTCGCTCTGCCGGGCTCATGGCCTCAGTGTAGCATTCGAGGAAATTGACAATCGTGCCTTCGTGATCCATGAACTGAACCTCGAGCACCGTTCTCTCGCCGTAATCCAATCCGGCCACGACTTCAGCACCCTCCGGCGGGCTCATGGGGTCAATGATATGCAGATCACGCCTCCACATGGAGAAAAACTGCCCTTCAAACACATCGAAGTCCCCCAGAAGCTGGGCCTTGCGCTGAGATTCAGGCTTTGCATCCAAGTTCCTGCCGTAATCGCTTCTGGTGATGAAATACTGAAAACGCCTGTCGCTATCCCACAAGTAGTATTCAGCCACCGTAAGATGATCCTGAATGAGTGCCTTCCTTACCCATTCCACATTGTCCCACCCGTAGGCACGGATAAAGGCGTATTCCTCCGGTCGTTCGTAGGACTCATACTGCTTGTCAAGGAAAATTCGCTTGTGATACTGGTGGCCTGCATCCCCAGGATTGAAGGTCAATAACATTTTCGGGGTAATATCAAGGTTGGTTGTGCAGCGGTTGATGGTTTCGAGGAACTCAATCTGTTCCTGCGTGAATTGCTCGGATTGATCGACAATCACATCGGCAGCCTCTTTACCAATGAATCTGAAAATGTCATCGTAATTGTCACTGGAGATAAAACGGATATAAGAACCATTCGGAAATTCGACAATCTTTTCCTGCTTCTTGAAATACTGCTCAAGAATCGGGTATTCTCGCATCATGGGTCGAATGTGGTTATCTCTCAAATCGTCCAATGTCTTGCGAATAAGATAACCTGGAGTGTTTGCATATTTCAACCGGCGAAGAATCATTACAGCCCTTGCACCATGGCTCTTTGCCCCGCCTCTGGAGCCCCCGTAGCCGAAGATCCTCTCCGGCCCTTGGTCATAACGCTCAAATAGTTCCCGTTGCTTTGGCTGAAGGGCTATGTCAATCGGGATTCGGTTGCTCATTTCACGCTTCGGATAGTGATGTCAAAGCCTTCCGGTGCTGTGTGCTCGAGCGTTTGCGGAGCCTTGCCGATCTTCTGCTCTGCCACAAACTGAGCCGCAGAAATGGCCGCCTTCAGGTTCTTCTTCCGGTTCCCCATTGCATAGCGAAACGTCTCAAGGGCAAGGTCAAAATCTGCATCGGTAATCTTTTCACGGAGCCTGTTGACAACTTCTGTCTCAAGTTTCGGCTTACGTCCTGAATTCGGTCTTTTGCCACCGTTCTTCATCCAACTGGTTCCCTGATTTTATCACTTCCTAAAAATGAGAAAAGCCGCAAAGTGAGGACTTGATCTGTCCTTACCTTGCGGCCAGTTATTCTGGTACGCGCGTTATGTTTTTACACTTACGAGCGCACGCCCGCTGTTTGTAGTTCCTTCAATTTCTTTTGGTCCGCCGGGAATGACGGAATGAGATCAACCACTTGCTTGTTGTGAATTGCGATGTTGATATTCCCGTAACCGGATTTCATTACTTCCCTCAGGGTTGTGACAACCTGCGCCTCAATCGGGCTGAGAGACTTTTCGCTCATGCCTCCACCAACGAGAGTTCCCTGATTGCCCGGACTGCGAAGAGACAATGAACTCCAACAGCCGTATTCCCCTCACCTTGAACGACGTACTCCTGCGTTGACATGTCCTGATATTTCAGACCATGCTTGTGAACATACTCGAGGCATTCTCTCAGGTCTAGGCCGGAGATAATGACCTCTTCGATCTTTCGGGATTCAATCTGCAAGTCTGTGCCGGGTACGTTTGTTTTCATTTTCTTTTTATCAATCAACCATGCGAGCGGGACGCCTTTGGATCTCACCCATCCCGCCCACATGAATTGGATCGGGTACATGCAAATATACACTTTTGCGCGATTGAAGCAAGAACAAAATTAACTCCTCCGATGCCCCTTATCATCCCGGCAAAATGCCCTCATCGTTACCCATGGAAACCTCGGCTTCCATGAGTAGGATTTTCCCCTCGGGAAGTCCTCGACGTTATGATGCGTCACGTCTGAACAATGCTGGCAATACTTCCTGATACCACGCCTCGGCTTCTGTATGCGCTTCCCGCACCGCTTACAACGTTTCATTCACCTTGTTCCTTTCTTAACTGTCTTGTTTCTCCCTAAATTCCTTCCACTCCGCTTTGAACTTCTGCCACTCCGAGCTTGCACCCCAGCCTACATCCTGCTCCCCGGGTATGGCGTACTTCTTTTCGAAGATATAGGCGATAATCAAGGTGACCACAGCGAGCAAATACCACCACCTCCAGCCCAGAGCGACGACGAGAAGGACGGTGTTGAAGATGGTGACGTAACCCGCTAATCTCATGGCGCGGTATTTGAACTGACCGAGATAGCGGAGAAGACTGTCCCTCGTTGGATTGCCTTCCAGACCTGAGTGATGAATAAGGTTGTGCATGAGGGGGTCTTCGTTCATTTTTGGTACTTCCCCTTATTGGCAGCCTCAACGGGTTTTTCCTTCACCACCGGGTCGGCAAATATCAATGAGTAGTGTCCGACGCCCTTGGACTTACACGCCTTGCAGATCGGATTACTCATCACCTTTTTCCGAAGGTCTTTTAAGGGGGTTGTCAGGAAGTTCCCGATTGTGTATTCACGACGAAAAAGAAGCTGACACTGCTGCATATTCCCGCGGGTGTCAAGGGTAATCTCTCTTGATTGCATGTTGCAGTAATCATCTTCCCTGGGCTTTCGTTTTTGTCGGGCGATATTCTCCTCTGGCGTTTCAGGAAGCCAAGAGATGGTTTCCCGGTCTTCATCGGTATATGACCCGTAAATCATATGGTCATACATCATATGGGTCGCGGGGAATGCTTCAAATTCCAGTCCATACTTCTGGGCGAGCCTCTTCGCCGGCTCGTAATCCTCCCCGTTGTTCTTGTATATATGGAAGAACATAACATGCTTCGTCTCGGGATAGCGCGGATATTTCCTGTAGACTTCATCAAGCTTCTGAAGGAATCTCTCATGGTCTGAATTCTTTTGATACATCGCCATGTTTCGCCCTGAGTAACTCACCCGAAATTCCGCGGGGCGGGCGGCAAAGACTTTACCAAAATCGCAGAGAGAGTACTGCATGATGGAGGAGGTAGCACACCGAAGGCCTCTCTTGTTGCACTCTTCGATGAAGAGATGGAGGTCTTTGTGCATCAATGGGTCAGACCAGCGATAAAGCTGAACCTTTTTTACCCTTGTTTCCGATTGAGCTTTATCGAGGATCTGCCGGAACGTTTCTATCGACATCCTGTTGCCGTCACGCCGCGGGTCAACCCCTACGGCGCAAGTCGGACAAGCATACGGGCAGGAATCGACGAGTTCGACAAGTATTGTCAGACCCTTGAGCTTTACACCAGCCCAGCTACGCAATGCCTCATATTTTGCGTAAAAGTTCATTCCACTTTATTCCTTTCATTTCAGCCCCAGGGGGTTGATTTCAGCAAGAGATGGTTCAATGGAATCATAACTCACCTTGCTTTTTCTCTTTTCAAATATCCAGAAATAGCTGTGGAATTTGCGCGCGTGCTCTTGTTCGCGGCCATCCGTCATTCTGCTTTTTGCAAGCAAAACAAAGAGGTCTTTAGGGTAGAAGCCAATTTCTGTCGCGCGGTTCATAATCCATACATGAGTGAAGTGGTTCTTGCCGCCGACAACCGCATCCTGACACTTGAAGATGAGTACACCGCCCGGCATCATCACGCGGTAGAGTTCTTTCATAGCCGCGAGATACATCGTCCTGAGTTCGTCCCAATCCTTGAACGAGGTGAACCTCCTGCCTATCAGTCCCGTTTTCTTCTCTTTGGGCTTTTTACTTTCCCCGTTCATGGTGAAGGGTGGATCGAACATTACCACACCCACACTTCCACTCGTGAACCCGGTAAGATTCTTAACGTCGGCAAGCGCAACGCCGGGGGCTTGTGGGTCAATGTCCGATCTCAAAATGGGTTTGGGTATCCCCCGCTTATAGAAATTCCCCGTTGAATAGGTCGGATCAAGGTCAATCTTTCCCCCGCCGCAATGAAGCGCGAGAATATCACGGATCACCTGTTGTTCATCAAAGCCAATCGTCTTTATCACTTTATTCTCTCTCGCGCGATTCGCGCGGCTTCTTGGAGTTCGTTTTGCGGAATGCTAACGCGTTTGATGGGATGATTGGCAGGTTCCAATATGATTTTATTTTTGCGCTCCATCTTGTTCCTGTTTAACGCCGGAGATGCCCGCTTGCGATGCCATGCGGGTTTCTTCGGAAGATGAAACTTGTCGGTAATCGGCAACCTATCCCAGAACTTGCCATTATCATCTTTTTGATATGCTTTGAGTGACCCGTCAACAAGGGATTCAACCTTGTCCGCCCAACCCCATACGCAAATATATTCTGCGTTCTCACCCAAGTAATGCCATTCGCAACCGCCCTCAATTAGGGCGGCCAACAATGCTTCAAGGTTCTCACACTCAACCTCGACGATTCGTCCCGGCAAAACTATTTTATGCACGCGCTTCACGTTCATCCTGTATCTTCTCCCATACCCTCTCATCTGATACGGAGCCGGGGAGGATCACTTGTTCTCCTTTGGGGAGGCGAGGGGGAATTCGTGAATGATTTCGCCGTCAAGTTCTCTGCCGCCCCATGTGCCGTCTATCTTTTTGCTTCCACCGTGTTGCTTGTGGAAGAATGGGATGTCTGCTTTTTGGCATTGCTCGCGAATAGAACGCACCCATTCAAGGTTTGTTGGGCGCGGATTTTTGAAATCGGACTCTCCGCCCGTTACGATCCAATTCACTTTCGGCGCGCCTCCATATTCGATTCCCGATTTCGTGTACACGGTTCCATTCATCACATCGGTTTCCGTCGCGGGGTTCAAGGCAATACGTCCCCATTCATCCTTTTGTTCAACTGGCAGGACTATGCGCTCGAAATCTATACCACCCAGAAGCGGCTCTGCGCTTACCCAACGAATCGCTGCGGGGGTCATCATCAAAAACGGTATTCGTTCATTCGCCTCTTTCTGTCTCTCTGCACTCACGCCAAGCCATACATTCGCGTATCCTTTACCCCAATCCTTCGGCAAATGTTCCTCGATTCTTTCGGGGCGTTTTGTCAGAATCAAATAGGTAAATTGCGGGGTTGCCTTGATAACCGCCCACGCCTCATCCCTCCATGTGTCCGCCTCCTCAATGAACCAATCGGAATAGGAACAGGTAAAGATTCTCCCGCCCGATCGTACCTTCCCGTTTTTCGCCCACGTCAAAGGCGCACGGAATGTTGCCGCAGATGACCGCCACGGCTTGTTGGGATCCTTCCCATAACGGGTTAGGTCGCGGAACATGTAACACTTGGCACAGCCAGGACTCACCTTATGGCAACCTTGCCACGGATTCCAAGTTGCATCCGCCCATTCGATTCCTGTTCTCTCAGCCATTGGTTTCTCCTTTTGCGAGGGCAAGGATTTCCCTGTATGCAATTCTCTCTGCCGTATGCGGAGTGTTCTTCAGGTTCAACTCTGCTATCTCCGCTATCTTCCGTAGGCGGGATTCCAATGAATGGTATGAATCGCGAAGCCCTTCACCATCACATGCCCCGCAGGGTGCATACTCGTGACTATGAAACATTCCCTCCATTGAACGGTCGCCCGCATCAATAGCCATATCGCGCGTAACGCGGTGTTCTCCAATTACTACCTTGCCCTCTCCCTGACAATCCGGGCATAGTAATATAACGAGACCACGCCGTTCAGGACGCCGAGCACGGCCAGGATATACCACTTGGCGCTGATGACCGCGGCAAAGAGATAGAACTTACCGATGAATCCGGCCAGCGGCGGAATGCCGGTGAGCGACAACAGGAAAAACGTCAGGCTTGCTGCGAGAATCGGATTGCGGACGGAAAGGCCGTTGTACGCATCGATTTGGTTTGTCCCCACGTTTCGCTCGATCGCAAGAACGGTGAAAAAAGCGCCCAGATTTGTGAAAAGGTACGTGACCACGTAAACGAGCGTTGCTTCGAGCCCGAGTTTGGAGGCAACGGCAATTCCCACCAACATGTAACCGGCCTGTGCGATGCTGGAATATCCAATCAAACGTTTGACATCGGCTTGAACGATCGCAATTAAATTTCCAACCGTCATCGTTAAAATTGCAAGAACCGTTAACAAAAAAGTCCACTGGTGTGTCAGGTAAGGGAACGTGACCAGCAGGACTCTGGCCAAAACGGAAAACCCGAGCGCTTTGGGCGCGACGGTCAAGAACGCC